TTGTTGTCCCGGTGACGAATCCAAACAACGGATCCTTTAGTGCGTTAGGGTTGCGAGCAGCGAATACCCACCATAGATTTGCATTTTTGTATAAGTCAAGTGCTAACATGTCTGGACGTAAATGATAGACTCGATCAATTGTATAGACGCGATCAGAAGCCACTTTAGTAATAGGACGGGCAACCTTGATATCTAAGAATTGTCCGTACATGCCGGTGCCGTAATACGGACTTGTTTTGGAATAAGTTGCTGACATTAGATAAATCCTCCGCCGACCAATTTGCCTTTAGCGAAATCATTGAGATTAAAGCCTCGAATGTTTGACCTACTGTAAATTGGTTGAACAGTAACTTGCAGTTGACTTTGCAATGGCAAACGAGTTGCTTTGCCGCCCGCTGCCGACGGAACGCTGATGTAGTCAACGGTGTCCGGAAGTGTATGCATAAACTGTGTGATTACGCAAGGAACGTGTGGGAAATATTGCTCTCCGTATCCATCGAGATAAACGATTGGAGGTGGTGTGCCTGCTAGCGGATCGTTTCCGCCCCAAAACATTTTTGTTGCTGCTCTAAAGAACATGATCGCGGCCAGAAGATATTGACCCTCTTCAATCGTTTGAATTGGAAACTCACCGTTAATCATCATTGCAGATACTGAGCTTCCTTCATAAAACTGCATCTCATAATTACTATGCGTCAATGATTGAGCGCTGTACTTTGCGTTATGTTGAACTTGCACCTGCGGCGTAATCGGGAAGATAAATCCGCCGGTACTTAAAATTGGTTGAAGCAGTCCAGCATTAGGCGAGTTGTATAGAATTTTAGCGCCTGGCGCCAACGAAAGTCGAATACGCCAATCTTCACCGGCTGGTCCAGAACTTTGAACCTGGCCTGCTGCATTCGCCCAATTGACTGGAGTAACCCCAGATCTTGCAGTTGATGCGCCTCCTAATAATCCAGCGATTCCGAGCCGCATTGTAGATGGATCAAAACTAGAAATAGCACTGCCGAGGCTCTTTGCCGTATTGAACATCTTAGTGCCGAATTCACTGAGTGCAGATGGTGCAGGTGTAGGAATAGTTGCGGCACCATTGTAATCAGCTTCTACATACGCATATGGATCAGGTTCGGCGCTATTATAGTCTGGCGGAACGTAGGCGTACGGATCCGGCTGAGCACTATTGTAGTCAGGTTCCACGTAGGTGTAGTCGGTCTCTTCTGCCATTTCTCTATTCCTTGGATGTAAAAACGATAAATACGTATCTTACCGTTTTATCATTCTTCTCTTGCTTTTAAGTATTTATCGCTGCTATAATAAGCTTATATTATAAAGGAAAGTTCTGTCTAACAACTATTACGTTTATGCTTACTTACGAAGCAAAGACTCACCTACCGCAAAAGCAGGAACACCTTATTACATTGGTAAGGGTGTTGGTCGACGAGCCTATGTCAAGCATCATAATCGGGCCCCAAAACATAAAGAACAGATAGTGCTGTTGAAACAAAATATCAATGAGGATATCGCGTTAGAGTTAGAAAAGATGCTAATTGCTTGGTACGGCCGTAAAGATCTCGGGACTGGAATTTTAAACAATCTAACTGATGGTGGGGACGGTATTAGAAATCCGTCCCAAGAAACTCGACGATTGATGGCGGAAGCAAAACGCAATGAATCTGAAGAAGTCCGTAAAAAGAGATCTGACTCTGCTAAGGCACGTAGAGGCAGAACGTGCTCAGAGGAAACAAAAATTAAAATCGGATTAGCTAATACAGGGAGAAAACGAACTAACGAAGCGAAAGAAAAAATGTCAAAAGCTAAGGTAGGTAAACCATTATCGGTTAACCATTGCCAGAAGATTAGCGTATCATTAAAAGGTAGACCAGGGCGTCCCGCCAGCGCCGAAACAAGAAAGAAAATAGGCGACGCGTTCAGAGGTAAACCCTGGACTGAAGCAAGAAGAGCAGCATTGAAAGCTAAGGAGAACTAAAATTCGCAGAATTAATTACTTAAACAACAAAGATATCCTGAAAGAGATCCACAAGAGCAAAACTGCCTATTGTGCGTATCTTGCTCCGGAGTACTCTGACTATGATCTAATCGTCAATGACGTTTCCGAAATTCAAACCTCGATGCCTGAAGCAAAAGCTGCTAGAGCGAAGAGACTCACTGTGTTAGCCCAAGATGCAGCATTAGTAGAAGGCAAAAAACTTAGGGCAGACGAGGTTGATATTGATGCAGAAAGGATCAAAGACAGCGAAGTAGTTTTTAGAGTGATGACCTGGGGTCATATTCCGGAGGCGCCGCCGACACCACCAAAAATTGCTAAGGGTAAGAAAGCCAAATTTACGGTTCAAATCGAAGAAGAGTCAGACGCACTGCTAACTGAATACGACGAACCCATTCCAGAAATCGTTCCACCAACAGCAACAAAATATGTCAAGGTAAACTTCCCACCGTTCCAACATTGGCGCTTAAACGAAACCGGCGAAGCCGAGCTAGTTGCTAAGTCACATTGGAAGGGCGATTTGAACACAGGCGAGTTCAATAAGGATCACGGCAAAATCACTAACAAGCTGGCCCTTATGTATATCAAGCTCTGCGAACGGTATGCTACTCGTTCAAACTGGCGCGGTTACACTTACAATGACGAGATGAGATCGCAAGCTTTGTTGCAACTTTCCCAGATTGGGCTACAGTTCGACGAATCAAAATCGTCCAACCCGTTTGCTTACTACACCGCAGTAATTACTAACTCCTTTACCCGCGTCCTCAACATTGAAAAGCGCAACCAAAACATTCGCGACGATATTTTGGAGATGAACAATCTATCGCCAAGCTACACAAGAATGAATGCAGGCAGCGACCACGGACACGGTATCGACGAGTGATTGGTAAATATACGGTTTAATGCCTAAGTGGATAAATAATAATATACACTTAGGATTCAACTATGTTCATATACAAGATTACAGTGATACCCACCGGGCAAGTATATATCGGGCTTGATACTAAACCTGTCTATAAAAAAGCTCGGTGGAAGGCTCACTGTAAAAAATCAGCCGAAGTAGAGCCAAGATACAAGATCCACAAAGCAATGAAGGAATACGGAATTGAAAACTGCTCATACGAGGTAGTTGAATCAGGATTTCAAACCGTTGGAAAACTAGCGTTAGCCGAAATAGAAAATATTCAAAAGTGTAACTCATATAGAAATGGGTTGAACTCAAGTTTAGGTGGTGACGGGCTAGGAAAAAACGATTTAGTTGACTTATCGTATGAAGAAATATTACAAATAAAAAATGCGCTTGGCGATCATTGGAGGGAGTGGAATCGAAAAAAATGGTCAGACACTACTCCCGAACAGCGAAAACAGATGATCAAAAATGCCTTCTTACCGGAAGTGAATGCGAGGCGAGCGGACTCACTTAAAGAATATTATAAATCTTGCCCAGAAGCGATCGAATCCCGACGCGAAAAGATGCGGATTAGTCGTAATCAAAACAAAGAAGTGCGAGATCAACAAGCCAAAGAAGCTGGACTCAAGGGCGCTGCTAAAATGTCTAAGTCCATTTTAGTTGAGTTTCCTGATGGAACTCGTGTAACATACAAGAGTAAAAGCGAAATGCAGCGTCAAACAAAACTTTGGGCAACAACATTACTTCGTAAAACAAGTCAAGGAAAAACATCAAATGGTCACAGGGCGTGGGAGTTATAGTTGAGTAACTTATTTAAGAAGGCGATCGTTTTTACTGACCTTCACCTCGGGTTGAAAAGTAATAGTCAAGTACACAATGAGGATTGTCTAGCCTTTGTTAAATGGGCAATTCAGTTAGGCAAAGAGCAGGAGTGCGAGACTTGCTTCTTCTTGGGAGATTGGCATCACAATCGTGCCAGTATCAATCTCGTAACGCTGGACTACAGTTTGCAGGCGCTTGAGCTACTGTCTGAAGCATTCCAGGTGTTCTTCATCCCAGGCAACCACGATCTTTACTTTCGTGAGAAGCGGGACATCCAATCAGCGGCGTGGGCAAAGCATATTCCGAACATTGAAATCGTTAATCGTTTTTTCAAGGAAGGCGATGTGTCTATTGTCCCGTGGCTAGTAAAGGACGAGCACAAGAAGATCTCAAAGATCAAGGCAGAGTATTGCTTTGGACACTTTGAACTGCCACACTTCTACATGAATGCGATGGTGCAGATGCCTGACCATGGAGAGATACAGCAAGATCACTTCGCTAATATTGGCACGGTCTATAGCGGACACTTCCACAAGCGGCAGAATAGCAACAACATCACATACATCGGCAACTGCTTCCCACATAACTACAGCGATGTAGGCGACGATGAGCGCGGCTGTATGATCTTAGAATGGGGCAAGCCGCATGAGTTCCACACATGGCCAGACCAACCACGCTATCGTGTCTACAATCTTAGCCACGTTCTACAAAGCGCAGAAGTTATCCTCAAGCCCAAGATGCATGTTCGCGTCAATCTTGACATCGACATTAGCTATGAAGAGGCGACCTTCATCAAGGAAACGTTTGTCAATACGTATGCGCTAAGGGAGATTACGCTGATCCCGTCTAAGAAGGATCTCGACGGAACAGACGTGCTACCTGGCTCCATTGAGTTCTTGTCGGTAGATCAGATTGTGTCGGATCAGATCTCGCAGATCAACAGCGAGCACTACGATCCAAAACTCTTGCTAGATATTTACAGAAATCTCTAGTCGTCCAACATCTCACGAGGGAATGTTTCTTTAACAGGCATTCCCTCAGTGGGCATTCCATAGTCCTTAAAGTGTGCTAACTCCGGGAACGTCTGTTCAAACGATGTTCCGTGATGCAGGTCGATCAGCGACAGGTACTCGTTAAAGTACGGAATGATGTTAGTCTGATCCTCAGAGTCCATCCAGTTTAGAATGCCTTCCCACTGTTCCCAATCTTGCCAGAACACAGGATCTTGCGAGTGATTATCCCAGAGCCATTGCTTGAGGT